CCCTTGTAGGCGTTCTGCTGGTGGAAGGCGTTGTTCGTGTACTGCTGGGACCACGCGCCGTTGACTGGGGCGATACGACCGTCCAGCCTGGTCGTGTCTGACCTCGCAGCCGTGAGCATCCCACCCTGGTTGAGGGCACCGGCTCGCACGTTCATGCGTCCAGCGTTACCGTTCCTGTTGGGTTTGCCACGGCGGTCGTCCGGCCTGAATCCGTACGCCATGAGTTCCTCCGCTGTGTGAGGGGTACCGTAGGTGCGCTTCTCACCAATCTTGGTCGCCGGGGCGTTCACGTACCCGTGAGCGAACGAGTGAATGTTAGGCGCCGGGTTGTTGACGTGCCCAAACTGCTCCATGTTTCCATCCTTCTTGTTCCTCGTGGGGTCCTGGGGGAGGGTACCCGCGGGGATGATGCGCTTGGCGCCTGAGAAACCCAGACCGTCGTCACGCTGACCAGTCACGGATCGGTTGGTGAGACGCTTCGTGGTCTCGTGCTCGTTGCGAGGTATCACGCCTGACATCCCCTGCGCCCTTCCGAAAGTCTCGGGGCGCCTCGCGGGGAGGAACGCCGTCTTCTCGGGCCTGTTATGCGCAACCTCACCGATGATCCCACGGCGTCCACCGTTAATATCCATCGCGGGACCACTCCTACCCGGGAGCGTCGTGAGACGATAGGCCCCAACGTTTTCAGGGTTGACACGGAGGAGCTGCTGATACCCACCGTTCGTGGGGGTGTTGGCACCCACACCGAGACCTGGACCCACCAACTGCTTCTCCACGGGGGAGAGATTGTTCATCCGCCCCGTGTCGTACATTCGGTTGCGCATGGACAGGATTTCACTCCCGTTGGCCCTACTCTGAGGAGCCACGACACCAAAGTTTGCGACTTCCCTTTTCCTGTCAGGCATTCGAAGCATAGATTCATCTATGGGGCGTGCGAGCGCGGCGGGGACCTCTGAAGGGACCTCTGTGGGTGGTTCGTACTTTTCCTTTTCCTTTGTGCTCAACATTTTTCCTAAATAAGCTAAACCTGCTATAGCGAGGATCTCCGCCATTCTTATCTGTTATTAATATTTTTTTATCTAGAGTATCTCTGCTGAAACTGGGTATTCTGAAGTTCGGCGCGGGTGCTCGCGGGTTCATAGGACAACGTGCGGGGAGGGAGCTTGCACGTCATGTCTTGGAGAGGGAAGAAGTTCTTCCCGTACGTGTTAGTCACGATCTTGTTGAACTGTGAGGTCGACTGGGGCCTGAGCTGATCACTCGTCTCTATGAACTGGGCTGGGGCACCCTTACCCGCCATGTAGGGGGCCGTGCCGTAGAGCATCGTGTTGGGACGGCTGGAACCATAGTTGAGAGTACTGGGTTTGGGGTACACGAACACTTCTTCGGTGGCACACACCGGGGGGTGCGCCGGGTTCTGCACGATTTTCATTCCAGGTTGAAGCTGGTACGCCATTTACTATTGACTAAGAAATTGTTCCACCCATCATTCCACTCCTCTTGTCACCGTTGGGATCCAGACCCGCGAAAGCCTCGAGCTGTGCACCACGGGCGTTGGGGTCACACATGCGAGGATCCGTGCGGCACGTGGGGGCATCTTTGGCACCGTACAGCCACTCAGCGAAAGCCGTCTGGTCTCCTGGGATACCAGTCACGGGCATGGAAACAAACTGACGCGAATAACTATTGCGCTGCTGCTCGGGGAGGGGGGAGCGCGAACGCGTGGGGCCGTAAGGGATGCGATCCGACAACATCCTATTCACCTTGTCATCCACCGAAGAATAATCACACGCGCTGGGGCGGTCAGGTCTGTCTACGTATTCATTCATGAGCACGTTACCCATGGGGTTATCGTACGTGGGGAGGGTACACGAAGACGGGGACCCCGCTTCCATCATGACAGGCCTGATAGCCTCGTCTTTCACCATCTGAGACTTTTCCATCACGTAGAGCACACCCACGGCGGTGGCACCCAACACAAACACCCTGACATCACGTCTGATCAGATAAAGAATACACGTCGCGTAAACGATGAACCTTACCGTGGCATTCACACGCTCTTCAGCTGACTGCTCCTTCGTCGGCCAGAAATGCATCACCTTGTCTGCACGGACCAACT